CCCCCTTCACGCTCTGTAGCTTAATTCCTCGTGATTTATTTAAAATGGTGTAAACAAAGTATCTTAGCGCATCACACGCGTGATCGTGTTGTTTTATAGGCTTGTCTTCGCCTCTATCTGCCGCTTTTTCATCCCAAATATATGATGCAAATTCTGCAAATAAATTTTTACAGTTACTAGAAAAATAAATCTTTCCTTCATTCATTGCTGTTTGAGTTGCACGAATGCCGTCAATAACATTATTTTTGGCTTTTATAACTTTGTATCCATTCTCTCTAAGTAATGCAATAAACGAAGCTGCTGACGGATCCACAATAATTTTAACTTTTTTTCCTTCTACAAAATAATTCAGGTCTTTCAAATATTTATCATCACTTTTTTGTTTTGATTCATCACGACCAGAGTAATAATACTCATCAATGCAATACCAATTTTCTTCGTATTTAGCCCATAACAAAAAGACTGTAGCATTTTGAGTTCCATAGTCTATAGATACGTAATATTGACTAGCTATAGCGTTTTTGGGAGGTTCTTTTACCATCGTTTCCGCATCAAAGTTGTCAAAAATAATTCCTTCAGATAATACCCATAATCCACGAATATACCTGTCATAAAAAACTCCTGAATACATTCGTTTGTAACGATTAATTACTCTTTCACTAAGCGAAGGATTATCTTCCATAGTAAAGTGAATGCGAATAGCATGCTTTTCTGTTAGTTTGTCTAACCATTCAAGTTTGAACCAATGATGAGGTCCAGCAGGATTACAGTTAAACCATGATTTAGCACCATCTACAGATAAACGTGCTGTTGCTTGGTTTACAAATGATTGTGGCATAAGCGCCACTTCATCAAAGAAAAATCCAGCTGCAGTTAGACCTTGCACCAAATCTTGCGAAGCTTCATCTTTACCACCAAATAAAAAGAAATAATTTGTTTTATTATTTTTAGTTATTTCAAGGATATTATCTGTTCGATTGTCTTTAACAGCATAGCCACGACCCCTAAGCATCTTTTTTAATGGCCGTATAACGTTACGCCTTAATGAACCAATTGTTTTACCAGCCATTCCGAATTGCTCTTCATCATAGCTTTCCATTGCCCAAAAGATGTAAGATAGCGACATAATAACTGTTTTACCAGCACGAACAGACCCATCACAAATAATAGCTTCTTTATCTTTATACTTGGGATGTTTCCACCAAGATAAAACTTGCTTCTGCTTTTTAGAAAACGATGTGAATTTGAAAACAACAGATGTTTTACGTTTCGATATTGTCATCATTCCACACCTCATTATCATTAACTATATTATTGATAGCTGCAATAAACCCATCATCTTCAACTTCTGGAATATCGTCACCATTCTGAATTTTGAGTCGCCGAATTTCAGCAGCAAGTTTTTCGTTTTGACGATTAAGCATGACTTTCTTGTCTTGACTCAATGATAATTCGTTCAGTTGCTTAATTGACTTAGTTAATTGATTACTAACACGAGTCAACGAATCTTCAATAGCTAAGATGTCATCTAACTTTCTAAATGTTTTACGAGTTACTTGAACGTCTTGCATAACTTCACGTTTTATTTCTAGCTTTCTACCGTCTTTTTCAACTGGTGTTTTAATTTTCCTTAGCTGTTGTAACCGTTCAACTTCTTCATCATTTAGTCCTTTTTCAGCTTCTTTGATACGTTTCATCATTCTAAACTGCCGTACCTTTAATAAGCGAATCTCATCATTCAAAATAAAAAAAGGATCATCATTCAGATTAGAATAGATGTCCTTTTCTTCATCAGATAACATATCGGCAAATATTGTTTCGTATTCGCCTGTTTTAATAGCGTTCTTATTACCAAGTGGTGGCGAGGCTCGGCTATTACCTTTGTTGCCTACTGCGTTCTGATTACCAAAAGGAGCGCCTCCCCGATTAGTAACGTTACCTTTTGCATTGGTAACATTACCTTTCAATTCAGCACTCCATTTATCAATCGATTTCCATTTTCTAATTTGAGAATCTGAAACATTTAACTCAGAAGCAATTTCCTTTAATTGCTTCTCTCCGTTGGATTCTAGCCAAATCTTTTTAGCTTTGTCACGTCTTGGATCACGTTTCCTTGCCATTCAATACACACCACCTCGCATTCTTTTTAAGTTAAGTTTTGTTTTCGATATTTACAATCATAATTCTTTTAACTGACTTTCAATTTCAATTAAGTCTTTTAGGTCCTTAACTGTATTCAATTTGATCTGACCCGCTTTAAAGTTGCTTATCCATTGAGCCTTTGCAGCCCTGATAATCTTGTTGTTTTCTTCTGCAACCTTTTGCTTTTCTAAAGCTTGTTGAACTTCATAATCAAATGTTTCCATTGTAGAATACCTCGCACTATTATATAATGCTAAAAGACACAGAACTTCCTTTTGAGCATGCATGCCAGCTTCTGTGTCTTCGGGGTATTCGTATCTCGTTGAAGTAGTCGAGTGTTAGCGCACTCGGCTTCTTTTTTTATCGTAAAAAGGAAACGAAAGAGATTGTTTTCGGTTTCTGGTTAAACTTCTTAGCAATCTCAATTGATTTTTTGTTGTACGCTTCAATAAATGGTTCGATACGTTCTTTTGCTTCTTCTCTAGTAATTAGATTACTTCTATATAGGCTTCTAGCGTTTTCCGCTATGCTTTTTAATTCTTTATTTGTCATTACCCTTCACCTCATGCAGAGCATAAACGATTGCTTTTTATTCGTCCAGTCCATTTACGAGATTTTCTAGTTCATCATCTAATGTTTCTAAAACTTCGAAATGTTGATTAATGTTTTTCGGATTTCCTTTATAAAAGACTAATACATTTTGATGCATTCTAGTTACTTTTCTATTGTTCATCAAACGTCTAGCTCTTAGTGAACCCGAGCCAACTGCGTTTAACAAAATCATGTCATTATAGAAATATAAACCTTCCTTGCTAAATGCTCTCTTAGTCAAACCTGTTAAATCTTGATAAAAGCCTTTTTTATCTCTGACATCAGAAATGGTGACTACTGCGAAGCGATTATCTTTTAGCTTTCTAGCAGAACGTTTTAATATTTCACTATATACTTCTGCAAATTCTTCATAGGACATATTACTAATGTCTCGTTCATCGTCTGAATAAACTTCAAGGTCTGCATACGGCGGACATGTAAATAACAAATCTTGACTTTCATCTTCAATATGATGGTCTATATTCAAGCTATCATCACAAATCCAATTAATATCACTCAAACCAATTTCTCGAGCATTAGCATAGTTTGCACTTACTTGTTCTGCTCTCAAATCAATACCTGTGTAATTATGGCCAAGAACTTTTGCTACTATTCCACGCACAGAACCACCAGCGAATGGATCAAAAATATTGCTTTCTGTTTTAGGTGTAAACCAACGATACCCTAATTCGCATAGAACAGGGTCAAAAATAGATGTTCCTTCTAGTCCTGGCGCTTGCATGCTAGGATTGAATACCAAATTATTTTCACGGCCAAGCTCACTCTTAATACCTAGCTCTTTCCATTGGCGTTTACGATCTAACCAACGCTTAGTTTTTGTATCAAGATAAGAAAATGGCGGAAACAAGAAAGAATCAAATAAACTGGTATTTGTTGGATTTGCCTTTACCCTATCGGCTGTAGTTTCAAATTTGTTCATATCAGCTAACAGCTCATCTAATTCTTCTTGATTGAAGCCTGTTAGAGGTAATTCATCTGTGTTAAGCTCTTCCAATAACTCAACTAATTTATCTTCATCCCACTGGCCAGAAATCTTATTTAAAGCTATATTTAAAGCTTTTTCTTTTTCGATAGGTAAATCTACAATGGATACTTCAATTTCGCCAATTCCTAAATCTTTTGCTACCGATACACGCTGATGGCCACCAACTAAATTTCCTGTTCTTTTATTAAAAATTGGTGGATCAACAAAGCCAAATTCCAAAATGGATTGTTTAAGCTTCTCATATTCTTCCATGCCCGACTTTAATTCAACCCTTGGATTGTAGTCAGCAGGACGTAGTTCTGATAACTTCATCTTTTCAATATTCATATCTAATCCCTCATGTTTCGCTTAATGTTGTCTTGAATGTTCTTTTCATCAAAATAGCCATGCCCACAATAAACTAGCTTGCACGCATCAATTTCCTTTGGTGTAGCTTCTCTCGTCATTTCAACAATTGAAGCATTCTTTTTTATCTGCACAGACATTACAAC